CATAATTATCAGTGCTTTGTATTTCTAATCCTGGATTAAACAGTGGTGCTAATTGTTCAATGAGTTGATGTTTTTGTTCAGTATTACTGGTCCAAATATCAAGATTCATTGTTAGTTTGTAAGGCGCTGGCATCAAACGTTCTACAGTGTATATACCGTCCTGCGACTGTTGATATGATTCCGACAAAGGATCGTACACACGTTCACGAACACGCATTACACTTTCGTGATATGGATTTTGCATACGTTCTCTGTCATAGGTCAGAGCTTTAATATATGCTGCCATGGCTGGCACAGTGTTTAGACTGCTTTCGCTGTTGTTGCGTAGAATCATTGCGGCCTGGCGGCTAACATCTCCGTAATAAACAGGCACAGTCTGTAGTGTGCGGTTTCCTTCAGTGTCTTTGCCAAACTCAACTTGAAAGTTTGACATCATGCGAATAAATTGTGTAACGAATCGACGTAATTGTCCGTCGTAAACAAATTGAACAGCGGCCATTAGTTATCTGCCTTGGGTGTAAGTATGCGACTCAGTGACTGCAACTCATTATGAGTTTGCCCTACTGAATCTACGTATGTGTTGTTGTTATTTACATAACCTGCACGTTGAGTTAGATTATCTGCGGCACCGGGTGTGAGATTTGTGCGAACATTATCTTCAATCTTGGCCCAACGACTTCCTGAATATCTAAACAATCTATTTGGTAGATAGTCTAGTCTCAAGAAGTAATCTCCTTGTGCTGGATTATCAGGAAATGCAATACCAGACCCGGTAACCAGGCCGTTTGGCGCAGTACCGTCACCGGTTAGATAACCTTCAATCTTGCTCAACGGACTACCAACTCCGGTGTCTACTGTAGGCGAAGTGTTGTCTGCGGTTATCGCATTGCTGTCTACAGTGATAGGATCCTGTATTGGTTTTGTACCATCCTCGGTAGTTGGCAGTGTATAAAATCTACTGGTATCGTATCCGGACTTAGGAACATCCAATTCTGCCTGTGCTATCACAGCCTGATTGATGTTCAACATGGTATCGTATGTGCTGAGAATTTGTCCCACTGGGGTATCAGTTCCTGGGCCAGCTTTGATCTTATCCAGAATATCTTTGTATTCCTGACTATCTACCAACGGATTGAGTTTAACACGCCATAAATGCGGCCACCACGTTGGGCTAAAACCCTCGGACGCAAAACTAGTGTCGCCTACAACATAATATCGTTTTAAGGCCGCTGGTAAATCTTCATTGAGTGCGTCATAATCTTTTAAGTGTTGCAACTCTAGCACGTCACCACTCATCAATTTACGCCCAATAGTATCAACCATATCGCGTAAATGAAATACCATAAAGATTGTTCCGGTTTGTAAAAACAATCCAAATTGACTCAGATCAAAGTCTTGATCGCCGCGTTGATAAATGCCACGCATTTTATAAACATCTTGGTCGTACTTGCGATCTCGATTTTCGATCCATAACAGATCTTGTATGTTTAATTCACTTTGGGTAGTGTAATCGGGTTTGGTGGGATCAGTGCTGCCAGTTTGCTGTATAGGTCCCAGATACTTGTTAACCAGTATACCCGTACCGCCAATGGTAAACATTTCGCTGATGCGTCTGTCCAAGAACTTATAATCATTTGAGTGTCTACCGTCTTTCCAAAGACTTAACCGAGCCATATTTTGTCCTAATATTCATGTATTTATGGGCAAAAAAATTAATCCGTTTTATCGTATAATAGCAAATATGCAAGAACAGCACCAAGCCCATAACGCTAAACTACAGTCCCTGCTTAAAATGTGTTCTACTACAGAAGACATGCGGGCCCGCAGTACATTGTTCAAAATTTACAAAAATTGTCGCAATTTGTATACAGAAATGGACAAAGAAATGATAAATTGTAGACGTTCGGGAAAAGTAACACCAAAGTATACAGATTTGGAGTTCAAGTACATAGAAGCTATTAACACGTTCGATCAGTGGACTGTGGTGGCCATGCTAATGTTTTAATAAATCAAAAAGACAAAGGTGTTATAATACGGTTATGGAATACAAAGTCGAAGCCTCAAACAAACGTACTCGCAAGTTCTTGGATGCCCTAATGCCGTCAATGATCGAGCAACTGGGTCTACAGGAAAGCAAACGAGCAGTATTAGTTAAAGTCACCGATGACACCCCGGATGATTTCCACGGTGCAACATTGAACATTGATTTTGCTGAATGTTACTTGGTTCTTATACGTCCTCCCAAACGTGTTACCGAGCACAAACTCATTGACATGGCCACAACTCTTGCCCACGAAATGGTACATGTACGACAACTGGCCAAAGGCATCATGCAGATGTTGCCAAATGGATCGCGTATGTGGATGGGCAAAAAGTATACAAAGAAGACTAAGTATATCGATCAACCATGGGAACTAGATGCTTTTGCAAAACAAGAAATTGTTGTGCGACGAGCACTGGAGGACTAAATGTATAAAATTTATTGGACAGCAAAAACTGGCGAAGAAATGAGCCTGTTTAAAACAGACTTGTCAGAAGCACTAGACTATTCACGTTATGCACGTGAGTCAGGCGGCACCTTTGTGTGTATTGCCAGTGAAAATCCCAACATGGTGGGTAAACAAGGTGTTGACGAAATTGTTGAAGGTGTGTTACCCTGCGGTAACGAATACACATGGAAGAAACGGAGATAACATGGCAACAGTAGCTGGAATCAAGATTAAAACCAAAGCACCTCGCGAGAAGCGTATTGCATTTGCCGATGAAAAATATACAGGCCCTGAACCAGAATGGCCCGCGGAATCGGCAGATTGGGACAATGAAAAGTTTGACAATTTCCTACGTAAGAGTTTTTACTACTACAATTACTACTACAGTCAAAAGGATTGTAAAAAGTATGTAATTGAGTGGTTGCAGAAGAACAGCAAACTCAGCATTGATGAAGTTAAGGCGTTTAACCGTGCTGGTGACCGTTTATTGCCAATGACAGTGTGCAGTTTGATCATGGCACATCGACAAGGTATGCCGTTTCGTGGCCGCCATATTGAGTTCATCATTGACAGTGTGCAAACTGTAATTGATCAGGCAGAACCTGAAGTAGTAGATCCTATTTCTAGTCCAGAACAGGTTGCATATCGCCCTACAATCCAAGATCGCTTGAACGAAAAAACTAGTGAAATCATTGGAGAACTTGAAGGGCATTTTGATGAATGCGTTTTAAATGTTAAAAATTCGTTTAAGCCGTATGATTTTCTAGTGGCCAATAATGTTGTTCAAAGTCAATTGGGCAAATATGAAGATTTGTATACAAAACGTCAGCAAGAACTTGAACTGGCGCAGGCCAAGTCAGATGAACAGGTCAAAGAAGGTTACAGCAACTTCAAGGCAGCTGACTTAAAACGTTTAATAGGATGGATAGATGACTTACTTACAGCAATCCAACAGTACCGCGGAGTCAAAAAAGCGGCAAAGAAAGCTCGTGTTAAGAAGGCTCCTAGTAAAGAAAAGTTGGTTGCAAAGCTCAAGTATGCAAAAGAGGATAAGGCTCTTAAAATTGTGTCAATCAATCCTGCAGACATTGTCGGATCCGCAGAGCTTTGGGTCTATAACGTCAAAACCAGGAAACTTGGTAAGTACACAGCGGCCAGTTACCAAACACTGGGCATCAAAGGCACCACAATTACAGGCTACGATACGGACAAAAGCGTTTGCAAAACGCTAAGGAAACCTGAAGAAAAACTCACAGAATTTGCCAAAGCCGGCAAGGTACAGTTACGCAAGTTCATTGAAGATATCAAAGCCACAGAAACAAAGATGAATGGGCGTATTAGCACCGATGTCGTATTACTTAGAACCGCCTAACACTCATCCTCAATTTGTAGAACGAATCGAATCTGAGTGTGCTTGGTTGCGTGGCAAGATTGAGCACATTCGTGCAAACAAACTACCTAAGCGTCCCGGTGCAATAGCGGAAATACGTGACTTAGAACGGCAGTACAGGCAACGTGAGCTTGAATTAGCATACAAAGGTCCAGAATGGGCCAAGTACGAAAAGTATGGAGTGTGGGATATGCTGAACAGTTAGCATAAATATTGGATATAGGAACGCACATGGCAACACCATATCCAAATACTCCAACACAAGAACCCGGGTTTGACTCGCATCAAGATTTCGGTGCCGCAAGTCTGTTTGACCCTGCAACAGGCACAGGTGCCGGGCATATTGCCTACGATCCAACTGATTATACCACCAGTGATGCTCAACGAGCCGCTATCACAGACTATGTGCGTATGCGACTAGGCGACGGTATTGTTGACGTAGAACTTGAAAAAGAACACTACGAAATGGCCATTACACAGGCCTTGGTTAAATATCGTCAGCGAGCACAAAACAGCGTAGAAGAAAGTTACGCTCATTTAAAACTTTTACCGGAAACACAGGAATATATACTGCCAAAAGAAGTACAGACCGTTCGAGCAATTTTCCGTCGTGGTATTGGCAGTGTATCGGGCACAACCGCCAGCCAATTTGAACCATTTGCATCAGGCTACTTGAACACTTATATGTTGACCGCTGGTCGTGTAGGCGGGTTGACGAACTATGAGTTGTTTGTAAGTTATCAAAAGTTAGCCATGACTATGTTTGGTGGGTATATAAACTTTACCTTTAATCCAGTTACAAAAAAGTTGACGATTGTGCGTAAAATGCCTTATCAAGGTGTCAATCCACCTATAGATCAACAGGAAAGTGTGTTGCTTTGGATATACAATACTAA